CACGAGCACGGGCATGCCCGCCGCTTCCTCGACGATCTCTTCGAGCGCCTGCAGCTTCAGGTCGTGCACCTCGTGCCATGGCGCGGTGTCGCGGCCGTCGTCCTCTTGCTTGTAGACGGCGCCGTTCGCGAGCTGCAGGCACTTCATCGTCTTGCTCGCCGCGTTCATGGCCTCGATCGGGCTGTCGTCGATCTCCATGAACATCTGCCGTTCCATGTCGCGGTACAGCCGCCGAGCGGTCGCCGGTAGCTCGACGTAGACCGGGCGCACGATCGGCTCGTCGAGATCGAACCAGTCGGCCGGGTCGAGCGAGATCGTGCAGTCGGCGAGCGCTTCCTGAATCTGCTGTTGCGCGTGCGGCAGCGGGCGCGTCTGCCGGTAACCATTGCCGCCGGGCACGGACTGGAACCAGCGTTCCTCGAACGCCGAATAGCTGCGCCCGAGCCGCTGGCCGCCGTCGACGAACCACTGCTGGCCCCATAGATCCTGCAGCCCGTTCGGCGAGGGTGTGCCGGTGAGGTTCACCCACGCATGCACCTTGGTGTGCGCGACCTCAGCGAGCGCGCGGCCGCGCACGCTGCCGCCGGACTTCTTCACGAACTCGGTGCCGCGCTTGCTGCGCTGGTTCGAGACGCGCGTCGACTTCAGCTTCGTCGACTCGTCGGCGATGACGCGGCCGAACGGCCATGGGCGCGGGTTGTGCTTGAACCAGTCGATCAGCCAGGGCAGGTTCTCGTAGTTGATCGAAAACACGGGCGCGTCGCGGCGCAGCTGCATCGCGCGGCGGCCGGCCTCGCCGAGTATCGGCACGACTTCCATACCGGACAGGTGCTCCCACTTCTCGCACTCGTCCGGCCAGGTCGACTGCGCCACGCGCAGCGGCGCGCAGACGAGCGTCGGCATCGTCTCGATTCCGAAGTGGTAGAGCGATTCGAGCGCCGTGAGCGTGCTGCCCGTCTTGCCGAGGCCCATGCCCGCCCACACGTTCGAGCGCGGGATCTCGAGCTGCTGGTCGATGATCAGCTCCTGATACGCCCACGGGGTGAAGGTGCGACGCGCAGTCATCGACACGCCCCCGTCGTGATGTGCAGCACGCAGAGGAAGTACGTCGCGAGCGCAGCGTCGAGCGTCGAGTCAAAAGCGGTGATACCGCGGCGGTCGGTCACATACCAGGTATGCGCGCCGAGCGGACGCGCGCGCGGCTTGATCGTCTGCATCACGTGCCGTACCCCGCTGCGTAGCATTCGACGGCGGTCAGGCCGTAGTAGAGGCGGAAGTGGCCGGCGCCGAGCACGTCGGCGAGCGCCAGCGCCATGACGACAGCGCCGATGCACGCGAGGGCGTAGATCGCGGCTTTCATGTGGCGCCTCCCGCGTGGGCGTAAGCCAGCGCTGCGCACCATGTTTTGCGGTGATAGTCCCATGCCTCTTGAGCCGCGCCGTCATACTCGGGGCGGGGATAGCCTTGATGCCGCTCGAACGCCGCCCGCTCATTCGCCCCATTGCCCGTGCCTTCGAGCGGGGCGGAGGGCTTTGGCTGTTTGCATGCTGGCATCGGCGGTGGCTCATTCCGGATTTTCGGCAAGCGCCCTTGTTCCGCTTGGCATACATGACAGATAGCCGGGCCGCCGCATCGAGCTTTTGCGCCATCGGGTCGAGGATTTACCCAACCGTGGCCCTGGTTCAACGCTGCAAGTTTTTCATGACGCGCCATACTTTCCTTGCAGGCGCAAGGCTTGCCCTTGATGTAAAAGCCGCAGGTATCAACGCATTCGGTATCCTCGCCGGCCGGCGCTGCTTCGTGCTGCTCGACAGGCACGGCGAGCAACAGCTTACGCAGGGCATTGCAAGCCGCTTGCGAATGGTGCAATTGCAGGAAAAAGCAGGAATGTTCGAGCAATTCGCGCTCGGCGTCCGTCAGCGCATCAGCGCGGCTCTTATCGGTCTGCGGCTTCGTGTACAGCGAAACGGTGCGCGTCGGCCGCTGGCCGTTCCAAGTGAACGGTTCGAACTCCCGATGCACCCCACCGAACGGCGACTGATATTCGTAGACGTACAGGTATGGCGCAGGCGCTTCTTGCGAAACTTTCGAGGCCGAAACTTTAATAGTGGATTTGCTTATTAAAGTTTCCTGCACGAACGCGTCGACCGCTTCGCGGCTGTCGATCACGCGCACGTCGCAGCCGAGCGCACGCAGGCGCTCGTGCTCGCGCAGCTGGCCCTTCGTCACGACGCCGCCGGGCCGCTTCAACTCGACGAAGTAGATGCGCGCCGGCGGGAAGATGACGATGCGGTCGGGCACGCTCACGCGCGCCGGGCTGCTGAATTTGTAGGCGTCGCCGCCCGCTGCGCGGACACGGTCGACGAGGTAGGTTTCGACGGTCTTTTCGAGCATGGCCGCCCCCTCAGATCCAGCTGGTGTCGGCGGGGCGCGAATTCTTCGGCGCACGCCAGCCCATGATCACGCCGGCGAAGTCGTCGTAGTTGTCGAACGACACGCGCGCGCTGTCGCCGTTGTAGGCAAGGCGGGGCACCGGGTTATGCGACAGATCGCGCAGGATCTTGCCTGCCTTCGCAAAGGCCGTAAGCAGATCCGGACTGAATTGACCGACCTCACCGGACACCGTTTGCGGAAACACGCGGCGGTAGACAGGGAACTTGCCGTCGACAGGCGCGAAGGTGACGCGCAGACTGAGCTTTTCAACGCACAGGTAATGCTGGCCGTCTTCGATCTCGACGCGGGCCGGCGCCTGCATGTCACGCTTGCCGGCCTTGATGCTGTCGATCGTCGCGTTCGGGATGATCAGCCCGACATCGCCTTCGATGTCGTTTTCGAACGCGCAGCGCGTGACGCCGATCGCCGTGCCGTCGGTCGCGACGAGCCGAGTTTCAAACGGCGTGGCTTCGACAAAGACACCGTTGAAGTAGTAGCGAATATCGTTCTCAGCCGCGAGGCACTGCGTCGCCTTCAGCTGCGCGAGGGTGAAGTGAATGGTCTGCACGCCGTTCTCCGTTCGTGTTAGGTGTGGCTGTACAATACACCTAACACGAACGTACAGCAATGCCTAACAACGAGAATTTTCGACGTGGCGATCAGTCCTTCTTGTAGCGGTACGCAGAGAAGCCGGCGGCGGCCAGCGGCATGCCTTCGGCCCATGCCGGCGGGGTCGCGATCAGGCTCGACAGCTCGTCGGCCGAGTAGTCGTCGGTGTCAGGCGCTTCTGTAATCAGCTCGTCGTGGATCGATAGCACGATGTCGTAGCCGGCGGCCTCGACGGCGGGCGCGTTGTAGAACAGCACATCGCGCGCGACGGCCTGGCACAGGTTCTCGAAGATCTTCCCGCCGTACGTCTTCGTACGCTGCCACTTCCGGGTGTATTGGTTCACACCCATGTAGCTGATCTCGCCGTCGTCGCTCACGCGCGGCGCGAGGTAGCAGAGCTGACGCTTGCTCGGCAACTGCACGCGCAGCCACTCGCCGTCGCGCCGCATGATCACGCGCCGCGCGTGCACGGTCTTGCCCGGCGAGCTGATCGCGAGCACCGCCGCGTCCTTCAGCTCACCCCAATAGCTCGAGATCTGCGGGTGCGCGGCGCGCCATGCACGCTTCAGGATGTCGCAGGCGATGAACACGTCCTGCGGCAGCCCGAGCGTGCGCCGCTTCTTCACGGCCCATCCCCACATGTCGCGCGCGCCGCGCACGATCTCCTGGTCGACGGTATCGAGCGCCGCGAACACGGCCGTGCGGATGTCGTCGAGATCCATTTTGTAGGTCATCGTGAACGTGACGAACGCGCCGACGCCGCCCTCGTATGCGAGCGCCAGCTCCTGCACCTTGCCGAGCTGGCGGCGCTCCTTCGTCACGTCCGCGATGTCGACGCCGAACGAGCGCGCGTACGCGAGCTTGTACAGGTCGGGCCCGGTGCCTGCGTCGTAGTCGCGGAACGCCTGCAGCTTCCAGTCCTCGCGCGCCAGCCACGCCGCGTCGCGCCCCTCGATGTTCGACAAGTCGGACACGTACAGGCGTTTGCCATTCGGCGCGACGATCGTGCCGCGCACGACGTTCGCCGTCAGGCCGATGACGTTCTCGAACACGAGATCGGCGCAGCCGGATTTCAGCGCCTCGATGCCGAGCTCCGTGTAGCGCTCGGCGTCGCCGTCTGAGAACTTCGGCAGGCCGAGCTCGCGCGCCATCAGGCCGACGTCGGGGCGCGGCATGTTGCCGGGCTGGAACAGCCGGTGCGCGACGCGGCCCGTGCGCTGCGCGCCGCAGAACTGCATCAGCCCGCGCAGGCGGCCGTCGGCCGACACGCCGCGCAACAGGGTCTTGTATTTCGAGGAGCTCGTCATCGTCGCTTCGAGCCGGATTGCCAGCAGCTCGCGCAGCGCGTCCGGCAGATCCGGATCGTTGATGCGGCGTTCGAGCGTCGACTTCTTCATGTCGGGCAGGTCGACGTCGTACTCAGCGAGCAGGTGCGCGAGCAGCTTGTCGCGCTGCGTGGCCTTCGCGACTTCGCCGTCGGTCAGCTCGACCGTACGCGCGGCGAGATCCTTCTGCGCGCGATCGATGGCGCGCACCGCGGCCTCGGCCAGCTCGACGTCCATCTGCATGCCACGCATGTTGATGCGCTGGTCTTGATGCCAGAGCGCGAGCTCGGTCGCGTTGTTCGGGTAGTTCCAGCGCGGCATCGCCTTGTGCACGGCGCGCTCAGCCGTGATGTCGTTGCCCGCATACTCGAGAAACTTCGCCCACTGCTCGGGGTGTGTCTCGCGCGTGGCGCGCCGCAGGCCGCTGTTCGCGGGTCGCGGCTTGCAGAACAGCTGGATCAGCTGCGCGCCTTCCTTGTCCTTCGCCAGGTCGGTCGGGATGTTGAAGATCTCGCAGAGCAGGGCGAGCTTGCCGGGTAGGCCGTGCGCGTATGCCTGCACCATCGTGTCGCGCCACTTGTGCTCGGGCATGCGCGCGTAGATCGCGGGCGCCGCGTGCTTCAGCACGACGCGATCGAACATACCGCCGTTCTGCCACCAGTATTCGTCGGCCGCGTCGATCGCCTCGTCGAGCTCGGCCGGCATCGGCGCGCCGGTGGTCACGTCCCATGTGCCAACCGGCCCGTCGTCGATCGCCCACGTCCAGATCATGATCTCGACCTTTTCCGCGTAGCGGTGCGTGCCGTGGTTCAGCGGCGTCGGCGAGTACGTCTCGGTATCCAGCCAGAGCTTCATGCGAGGTCCGCTCCGTCGTCAGCACAGTTCGTAATCGCCGATTGCCGCGCGCGCGGCGATGATGAATCGCGTTGCCGCTTCGGCGTTGATCGCATTGCCGTAGGCGCGCAGTCGTCCCACTCGGGCGGGAGCCCCATCAGCCAGCGGGAATGTGCCGGGTTCAACTGGCCGCCACTTTCCATCCCGGCAGATGAGCCAGTCAGCAGCTCGCCAGAAGCCGTTAGTCGGGCCGGCTCCATCGATCGCGCCACGCCCTGATTCGACAAGCGTGGTGCATCCTTCTGCCCCTGGTCGTACTGGTAGTCGCCGCGGCGGCTGTCGATCGAGGTCGGTGTCTGCCACCCCACGAGCTGCACCTGCAAATTCAACGCCGTGAGCGCCTTCCCGCAGGGCAATGCCGCCTTCCGCGCAATGAACGCTTCCGGCGTGCCGCCAGCTTCCTGCGCTGTCGGCGTGCCCCATCCCGCCAGTTTCGTGGTGTTCGGCAGTTCGGCTTTGCCGACGCCCGCCGATCCGCGCGAATCGCTCGCAAGTGGAGTCGGCCAGCCCGTCAAGCATGCTGCTGCTGCTGCTGCGAGATCCGGACCGTGGTTGCGCATCGCTTCGATCAGTCCACCCTCGAAAGAACGTACTCCCTTCTCGGCCAATGCCGCCGTTGGCGTAGGCCATCCAGAACGTTCGATCTCGGATGTGCGGGGCACCGACGCCCGCAGACGGAAACGGGACACACCCATAGGCGTAGTCCAGCGCTTCCATGTCAGTTTGTACAAGGTCGATCCACTCGTCGACAGCGCTGCTCGCAACCTGTTCTCCAAACACCACTGCAGGTCGGCGCTCTGCGATGAGCCAGTGCCAGTGCGGCCACAGGTGCCGCTCGTCATCAAACCCGCCGCCTTTGCCTGCCGCGGAGAAAGGTTGGCAGGGGCATGAGCCGGTCCACACGGGGCGGTCGTCGGGCCAGCCGGCGCGTCGCAGTGCGAACGACCACACGCCGATGCCGGCGAAGAAATGGCACTGGCGGTATCCGCGCAGGTCATCAGGTTGGACATCCTCGATACTCCTTTCGTCGACGTCGCCGGGCGCGATGTGACCGGCGGCTATCAGGTTGCGCAGCCACTGCGCGGTGTGCGGGTCGATCTCGTTGTAGTAGGCGCTCACGCGGGCCCCATACAGGCGATAGGCTGTATCGATGAAATACAGCCGATGGGTTGTTAGAAAAGAGCGATCTGCTCGAACGGCATATCCGGCCACGTGTGCCAGGCTTTCACCGCGTTCTCGCGCCAGTGCGTGACGCGCATGTTCCAAGGCACGTGCAGCCCACACACCAGCTTCCCGTCGAGCGGGACGACGTGGTCGACGTGCCACCTCGTATAGCCGGCCCGCTGATTCAACTGCTTGCACGTGCGGTACAGACTTCGAATACCTTCTGCGACATTACCGACCTTTGCCCATGGCGGGGTCGCGCGACGCTCGCGTGCGCGCCGGCGAGCGCCATGCAGGCGGCTGGTGCGCAGGATCGGCGCGCGGCGCTTCACGGGCACGAACAGCGGGCCGACGTGATGACCGCCGTGCAGGTCAAGCGGCATCTGCTGTTTCGGGTTCATAGTTCGGGTCCAGGTAGTCGGGGTCGCCCGGCTTGCGTTCTTCGCCGTTGCGCCGGAAGAAGCAGCCGACCGTGCCGCGGCGGTGCTTCGTGCATTCGTAGCGGCCGGTCGAGCCTGTCCAGATGAACGCGCCGCACTGGCACTCGGTCGCGCCGTGCTCCTTCGGGAAATTCTTGATCTCGCGAAACCGCGTCCCGCCGCAGCCCGCGCACTTCCATCCGCGCACGTACTCGTCGGGGTGCTTCGACAGCGTGTAGCGCCGTTTGCACTTCTCCCGACTGCAGCGGATGTGCACGCGCCGGCGCGGCAGGATCAGGCTCATTTCGTGGCGCGACGGTCGATCTGCTCGATCGCGGCGAGGATCAGCGCGCCTGCCTTCACGAGCATCTGGCGCGGCGTGCCGGGCTTCCACCAGGCGCGGGCCCACGGCCACCACGCGGGGGTAACGGCGATGCGCCGGTCGTGCGCGTGCAGTGCGTACGAGCCTGCAGCTGCTGCCAGTTCGCCGCCGTTGTAGGTGATGTCGTCATGGGTCGACGTGAACCCCTCCACCTCGACCTGTCGGCGGCGCTCGGCGAGCACGTCGCGTGCGGCGTCCGTCAGCACAGGCCCGGCATAGAGATTCGCGCCGATAAGCTCGACCCAATGTGTTGACCACTGCAGCATCGGGCCGTATTCATCGGCTCCGGTAATTTTTGCGACGGGTTCGTGTCGCATTACAATCTCCTGATAAGTAGTCCGAATTTCCGGCGTCCCGATCTTTCCGCTGTCTGATTTCAGCGCTCGCGGTTTGCGCATGCTGTCGCCGTGCGGCTGACCTGCGGGCGACGACGGGTAGCGAGAAAGGGTTTTGTGCCGTGGCGCCGGCCACGGCTGGAGACGAGCGCCCCGCGTTATTCCAGTGCACCGTTGGCGGGCAATTCATCCAGCGCCGTGCAACCCACACAGTCGTAAAACTCGTACTTCGATCGAAGCCGCCCGAGTCGTGCCTTCGATCGCAACATGGCCGCGAGGTCTTGCGCCGACGGGGTGTAGGTGATCGTGCAGTAGCGCTCGTCGTTCAGATACGCGTCAGTCTTGAACGTGGCGTTCGGCGTCACGAAGCATTGCGACAGACCGAAGTCGTACTTGTGCACGTCGTCGACGGGATCGTCGTCGATCAGGATGATCTGCAGCGGGACGCCGAACGGGGTCATCGGAATCTCGCAGAAGTCGACGAGCGGGCCGTACTCGGCGGGGGTCTCCCGGAACGTCTGCGTACCTGGTATGCCGAGCACATCAGCGATACGGGCGCAGGCGCGCGCGAACAGGTCACTAGCCTCCTCAAGGTCGCCATCGATGTAGCGGGCGAGGCTGACGAACATGTCGATGTCTTTTACCGGGCGTGCGTTCAGTGTGTCGCGTACGGCGCCGCCAGCGATGATCAGATCATTGACGCCGAACGCTTCGCGACCGGTTTGCACAAGCTGGCGCAGCGCTTCGATGGTAATCGGTTGCATGGTGTGTCTCCGGAGCGTGTCAGAGGGCGCCCGGGCGCGAGGCCCGGGGCTGCAATTAGTCGAGCTCGTCCTCGGTTTCGGGAGCGGCGGCCTCGAAGTCGTCTTCGTTCGCGCGGCTCGCGCCCGAGAAGCTGTCGCCCGGCGCGTGGAACTGCACGCCCATCAGACCGCAGCGGATGCCCGGGTTGTTCTTCGTCTGCGCGTAGATGTCGATCGTCGCGTTCACGTAGCAGCCGGCGTAAATGCGGCCTTCCTTGCCGGGCAGCCATTCGCCCGTCGACTGATCGATCAGGCGCGCCGGTTTGTTGGTTTCCGGATCGGCGATGTTGTCGAGCAGCAGCGGGCGACCGTCGTCGCGCTTGCGGTGCGCGGCGATGTACATGTTCCCTTCGAAGCCGTCGAAGTCCTTCAGGTCGCCGTTCTGGTAGCAGAATTTGTTCGCGTTGTTGCGGAAGCTTTCGAGCATCGCGTCGGCCTTCTTGGCCCAGCCCTCGGCCGCGACCGCCTGGATAGCTGCCTCGATCGCCTTGTCATGTTCGCTGCCTTTCGGGATCAGGAACGTCGCGCTGTAGCGGAATTTGCCGTCACCGGGCTCGAATTCGGCGGCCGTGCGCAGGTTGTTGATGAAGGCGATACGGACGTTGGTGAGCTTGACTTTCATGGGTGGTGCTCCTTCGGTGGAATAGGGTTCAGGTGCGACGGTTGGTTTCGCGAGCAAGTGCGCGATCGATACGGGCCATCAAACGCTCGAGCTTCAACTTTTCCTGCTCGTACATTTCGATGTCCTCTGCGTACTCGAAGACATCCGGGCACGAACCGATGTGGTAGCCAATGTTCGCGATCGCGCCGTCGATTGCGTCGCGCACGAGCTGCAGGTTTTTGCCGGTGAAGATCATGCGAGGTCGCTCCCGTCGCCTTCCGCCGTCGCGACTTCGAAGTCGTCTTCGGGCGGTTGGATTGCGAGGGCGGGGCGCGGATCGGAATCCGGCGCGACCGAGGGCCGGCCGTCGCGCTGCACGATCTCGGCCTCGATCTTTTTCCAGCGTCGGGGCGATTCGGTGCGCAGCAGCTTGTCGGCCTGCGTGGGGCTGATGAGCTTGAAGTTGTACATCTGGTCCTGCTTCAAGCGCATCGACTTCAGCAGCGCTTCGGCCTTCTCGGCGTCGCTCCACTGGCGCGCGCCGCGCCGGCCGGCAACGAGCTTCACGCCGGGTACCGCGCGGGCCTGCAGCAACTCGTGCTCGATGCGGCCGCGCACGGCCTTCTGCCACGAATCGATCAGGTCGAGCGACGCGTAGATGACGCCGAGGCGTTCGTTGTCGAGCAGGTCGACGTGCTTCGGATCTGCCGCACCGGCGTCCGCGCCGCGCGCGAGCGCATCCGCGACCGTGTCGAAGTCCTCGCCGATCGTCTGCTCGACGTGCGCGGCGAGCGCCGGGCATACGGCCTTGGCCTTGCAGAACTTGCACTGCTTCTCGCCCGGGTTGAAGTCGCTCGGGCTGAGCGGCGCAAGCTCGACGCTGTCTACGTACAGCAGCGCGCGCTCGGCGGCCGGCTTCGCCGTCTCGGAGATCCAGGCGTGCAGCTCGGCGGGCGTGATTGCCCACTCGCTCGGCTTCTCGTTCACGCGCGGCTGGTGGATCACGATGTTGATGCGCTCGAAGTCGTAGAACGCGCTGTGTTCTTCGTGCGCAGCGTCGGCGTAGATCATGGCCTGATAGTTGCGCTCGGCCTGCACGGCGACGCCGCGCCCGTACTTCAGGTCGCGCACTTCGATCTCGGCTCGGCCGTCCGGCCACACGGCGATAATCACGCAGTCGCTCGTGCCCTTCGCGCCGGCTTCGCCCGTGATGTGCTCGATCGACAGCCGTTGCTCGACGAGCAGCGTCACCACTGCGCCGGCCAGCTCGAGCGCCGCGACGCGCTCGCGCACGCCGTCGACGTACAGCTGGACGTAGCCGGCCATTTCCTCGTCGACTTCGAACGTGCGGCGCGGCTCGGTGATCACCTCGCCGGATTGCTCGTCGCGACCGATCACGACCGTGCCGACCGGGATCACCGTGCCGAGGTGCTGCTCGGCGTCCTCGTCAGCGTTGAGACACCACTTCGCGAGTTCGTGCGCGGCCGTGCCTTCGTCGGCGTACTCGCTCGACTCGTCCGGCTGGCCGATTTGCGCAGCGGTCGAGGCCGCGCACTCGATCCAGGTATAGGCCGACGAGGGGGACAGGAGCGCGTGCTCCTGATCCTCGACGACGGCCGCGATGGCGGTCTTGTTCATGCCGCCGCCTGTTCCGAATCGCGCGGGTCGAGCTCGCCGGCGAGCACGCGCAGGCCGTACGCGAACACGTCCGGGTACTGGTCCGCGCTCAGTCCCTTCTTGCCGGGCTTCTCGCTGACAGCGTTCGCACCGAAGCGCGCGAGCACAGCCTCGGCGATCGCGCGGCCGTCGCCCGGGATCTTCTGGTTGATGCCGAACACGATCAGGCGCTTGACGTTCTCCTGCGTCGGCTCGGCGTCTTTCAGCTCGGCGTAGATCTCGGCCGTCTTGTCAGCCCACGGCTTGCGCTCGCCGCTCGGCGGCACGTCGTTGGATTTCTCGGGAGTCGGTGCAGACGTCGCGCCAGACGGCTTCGATTCGTTCGTCGCAGCAGCGCCGGCATTGGCATCGGTCGCCGCATCCTGCTTTTTTGCGGCCGCCAATGCCGCAGCGGTGCGCGACTGCTCTTGCGACGCTGCGCGCGCTTCGTCCACCGACGCGTGTTCGCCGCCCTTCGGGTTGGCCCGGCGGTTGGCTTCATCAGCCGCTTTCTGCGCGGCGACGACCGCCTGCACGCCGGGCGCGGAATGGAGCGCGGCGCTCGCCTGTGCGGTTTGCAGGGCCCCCGCTGCGAGCAGCGCGGCAGTCAGTTCCTTGATCGCCGCGGTGTTGTCGGCGATGGCCTGTTCGAGAGACATGTAAAGCACTCCTTAACGGTTGTGCGGCTCGTGTGGCCGCGGCGGGTGATGCGAAAATCGGTGAGGCATATCGCGGGGCTCGTGCCTAGGCGTCGTGCGAGGTAATCAGTCTCGCCGTGCGCCGCCGGTGATTAGCCGTGCCGTAACCCCTCGATATGCCCGCCGTAGCGGGCGCGGTTGGTCAGTCGAGGCCGGTTTCGCGCGGAACGCTGCGCACCATCTGCGCCGCCCGCTCGAATGCCTGCGCGAGCCGCTCGCGGCGCTTCAGCGACTTCGGCAGCCAGAACGTGACCGCGCTGCGGTCGTCGTCGTGCGGCGGGTGGTGCAGTTTTTCACTGCTGTGCAAGACGAACTGCACCGCGCTGTACACGACGCTCGTGTTGCTCTGCTTCTCAATGAGCTGGACCTCATCGGTCAGCTCCTGGCTGTAGACGTTGATGCGCATGTCTTTCTCCTGTAGCGGGAGCGGTTGGTCAGTGCGTCTCGCGCAGCACGACGGATTCCGCGTGCTCCTGATCGCGGCAGCGCAGGCGATACGACTCGCCCGTGTCGCGATACGTGATCACCGCGTACCACTCGCCGTCGATCTGGATTGCTTGGCCGTGCTTCATGGTCATTCCCCTTCGTGTTGCGTTGGTCAGTGCAGGTGGTGCTCGTCTCGACCGATTCGGCGGATGCCGTCGAGCAGCACTGCAACTGCTGCAGCGGCGATCGCGAGGCCGATCAGGATGATTGCCATTTCAGTAGCCGAGCCAGTCGCGCGCGGCTTGGCGCGTCGCGGGGATCGTCGAGCGCTCGATCGACACGCTGTTGTCAGCGGCGACCACTTCGCACGCGACGGTCAGCGTGCCGTCGCCGTTGTCGATCACGCGCTCGGGCAGATGGTGGGTTTCAATCCAGCGGATCAGGTCCGCGGTGGATTCGTCGCACATTGCAATCTCCGATTCGGCCGGTGTTGTGTCAGGTGATGCTGTACACGAATCGTAGGCGACGCTGTACGCGGGTGTCAAGCGACACTGTACAGAAAGTGCGAAAAAATACCCGCTCGCGGCGGGTATCGGTTTGGCGGGGTAGGGCGCGCGTTACACGAGCGGGCGCCACTGACCGGTGACGACGCCGATGATCTCGGTGTGCTTGTCGAGCGGAATGTAGCGCTTCGGCCAGTTCGGATTCAACGCGAACAACATCGGGCCGTCGTTCTCGTCGATCAGCAACTGCTTGAAGGTCGCTTTCTCGCCGTTGTGGCGTGCGATGACCAGGCTGCGGTGCTTGGCTTCCCAATCAGGGTTCACGCTGATGAAGTCGCCTTCGCGGAACGACAGGTCGCCGCCTGGGTTGTACATGCTGTCGCCGACCACGCGCAACACGAAGCCGTGTCTGCCGCTCGGGAACGGGCATGCGATCCATTCCTCGGCGTCCCCCGGTTGAAAATTGTCCACTATCTCGCTCCAGTCTCCGGCTTGCACCCACGAAATGAGGGGCAGCTTTCCGACCGGCCATTCTGTAATGTTGCTTTCGGAATTGTCAACGATGTTGGGTGATTGTTTCGCTGGCTTGCTCAGCAGCTCGGCGGCGTTATCGATGAGGCCCTTTAGCGTCTCCGGATGCCGAGCCATGTAAGCGACGTCCGCAGCGCGCTTTGCGCCGCCGGCGAGACGAAACGGCGGCTCGGTACCGTTGAGCAGGAATTCGACAGTCGCGTCGAGCACTTCGCCGAGCCTCAGCAGCTTGCCGGCGTCCGGCTTCGAGCGGCCACTTTCCCATTCCGATACCGACGCGCGCGAGATCCCGAACACGTCGCCCAGCTGCTGCAGCGTCATGCCTTTCGCCTTGCGCAGTTCACGGATGCGGGTGCCAATGTGTTCGGCTTCAGTCGTCACGACAATCTCCTATCTTTCAGTTGACTGTACAGCGGCACATAACTAACATGTACAGCAATACCTGACATTGAACGGGGGCAACGTGTCACTCATCAAGGACGCAGTAACCGAGGCTGGCGGTGCGACCGCGGTCGCGACAGCGTTCGGCATCTCGCGAATCTCGATCTACGAGTGGATCGACAAGGGCCGCGTGCCCGAGCCGCGCGTCTTGCGCTTGGCCGAGCTGACGAAGTGGAAGTTCACGCCGCACCAAATTGCGCCGGCGCTGTACCCCAATCCCCGCGACGGACTGCCCGTCTAAGTGTCAGGTAAGACCTAACACGGGCCGAACATTAACCGATAAATCAGGCACATACGGGAATACCCGTATCGCCTGTGTGGGTATTCGTCCATGCAAAACGCACCCGAATATGCAAATTGGGTCGGTATCGCGAGCACCCGCCGACACACCATCTTCGCGCGGTTCTGCGCACAATTCCTATGAACAATGAGACTTTGGTCGCGGCGCTCGCGCCGATCGTTTCGCGCGTCGTCACTTCGCACTGCTGGATAAAGCGCGACGGGCCACCGTCGCACATCCGCAAGCCGCTGACGGCCGAGCGGCTTGCGCATCACGTGAACGGTGGTCCGGCCTACGGCGCCGCGCAGATCGAGCCGGGCGCGTCGACGACGCGTATCGCGTGTCTTGATCTGGATTCGCACAAGGGCGAGACGCCGTGGCCGGACATGCAGGACGCGGCGCTGCGCATCATGGCGCGGCTAGAGGTGGCCGGCCTGCGCCCGATCCCGTTCCGCTCGTCCGGCGGGGCGGGGCTGCACATCTACATGCTGTGGGACGAGCTGCAGGACGCGTACAGCGTGCGGTGCCTGCTGCGCGACGTGCTCGCCGCGTGCGAACTGCGTGACGGCACGAAGGGGATCGCCGCCGGCCAGGTCGAGGTGTTCCCGAAACAGAACAGCGTGCCGAGCGACGGCTTCGGGAACATGTTCGTGTTGCCGCTGGCCGGCGCGTCGGTGCCGCTCGACTCGTTCGAGCTCGACGACATGCCGAAGACGTTCGCGGCAGAGATGGACTGGCCGACGAGCGCGCCCGTGCCG